GCCCAATCTCTTGTGGCTGCATCTCCAAACTCTTTACGCCATCCTTCGTAGAGTTCTCTTCGGCGGGTAGGAGAGCGAGTCTGCAAAGCAATCGATACGTGTTCACAAAACCTCTTGCGACACTCGTACAACTGCATTGCCCACTCATCCTCCCTACTCGCTTGACTTGGGGTGAAGCGAAGTTTTGACTCCATGCCTCACCGCCATAACTTAGAGAGATCCGGAGGTGCTGAACCAACCTCCTGACTCTCCCGTTTAATGCCGCGAACTGCTTTGGGCTTTGGGATTGAAGAGAGCTTCTCGACTGAAGTAAACCTCACCTCACAATCGAGGCACTCTCTTCTTCTCTTCTTTGATCCATCTGCCAGTAGGCGGGTTTGCAGAATCTTTGTCTGCTCCCCACAAACTGGGCAGAACATCACTGCTCCAAATGGTTGTACGCTGACAGCGCATCGTGGATCATCTTGCTTGTCTCAAACGCTAGCTTCTCTCTGTCTTCAAGCTTGTCGCTTGAGGCGTTGATCAGCATGGCAATCATGGTGACAGCAACGTTTGCCCAATCAGCAGACGATATGTACTCACGATCCTCATGCGCTTGAACCCACCACTCTTCTATCCACTCATGCAGGTACTGCTGTTTGTGCATCTGAGCCAGTTGTATTTTTTGTTGGTTCATATTGGCTCCTCAAAAAAGTTATTAAATCGTCTTGCTGAAATCTCCATTGGCGACCTATCTTGGCGCTTGGGATCTTCTTGCCTCGAGCAAGGATACGAATGGTCTCAGTTGAGACCCCTAAAAAATTAGCTGCTTCGTTGACATCTAAGATCATTCTTGTTTCTCCAGTGTGCGTTCGCCATTGAACTGTTTACAAAATGGAGCGACAGAACAAAATTCTTCACATCGTCGGTATCCACCAAGGCGTTCTTCGATAAAGAATCCTTTGGCTGGGTCTCCGAGTTCCTCTTTTGTTGGCGCTACTTTAGTGGCACGTTTGCCACCTTCTTTCATGAGAGCGTAGGTTGTTGGTGTTGCCCAACGCTCTTCATCTGTGCAAAGAGTTACTTCGCCACGGTCTGCCGCTTGATGCATGGCAACCCGAGTCGCAACGTACTCCTCTGTTTCTTCCAATGTCCAGACAGGAATGTCGATCACAGCAAAGGGAATGGGCGGATAGTCCCCTCCTCGCTTGGCTTCAAACCTGCGCCAATCTCTGTAGATGGCGTTGACTTTGAGTTGGTTTACCTTGTAACCATTCTTGTGCGCAAGCAAGCGGTAGATGTTGAGCTGCTTCTCCCATGTGTCCGAGTCTTTCTTAAAGACTGAGAGAGTCTTCCAGTCTTCAATGGATTCATTGGCAGTAAGTAGCCTGTCGAGCTGACCCGACAACTTCCATCCATTGACTTCCATGTACAGGCGCTCTTCAACAATAGCTTCCTTGTCACTACGCTCAAGGATGCCGTGAGCAACCTGTCCCCACATGGAGAACATGCGCTCAATGACATCTTCGACGATGACGTTCTTGTGCTTACGCTCCAAGACTCGGCGTTGTGGTGTATCGATCAAGCGTGTGACGGAGATATCTCCCCCGCCCACGTATGAATCGTTCATCACCGCATCCACCAAGGCTTGAGGTAGCCCGTGTAGATTGGTGAAGTTCATTTAGAAATCGATCTTGACTCGGTTCTGATTGGCTTGGGTGCGAGGCTGTCCCTTGGACACATAGCCTTCAGGCTTGACCCACTTTTCTTTTGCGTTACCTGCGTAGAATTCTTCGCCAGAAGTCTCGCTTACCTTGTTCCACAAAGAGATCTCCATCTGTTTGCCATCAGGCAACGTCATGGTTCCCGTCATGTCAGGGTGTGTAGGTTTAGATTTGTATTTGTTTTTAAACACAATCAAAGAGATTTGTTGTGGTGCTTGTTGATAACTCATGCTGTTTCTCCTGTGGTTACTGACAGTTCTTGTAGACGTTTGATCACATCCCCGGCTTTAGCAAGGGGTAGCAATTCGATGAATGGGATGTTGTGCTTGGAGCAGATTTGCTCAAGCGTGATACCTGCATGTTGCGCTAGGTTGGTGATAGTTTGAACTTCAGCTTCACCGATTAGCTTGTCTTGCGACTGAGGTTTTTTTACTGCTGATACTTTGGGCGCTACGACTTTGACTGCGGGAGCGGCGCTAACATTGTGTGTTGTTGCATCCGCATCATTGTCACCCTCAGTGGGAATACAAAACGTTTGCAAGCATGCGTACTTGTACGCCGCTGACATTGCTTTGTTGGTTGCTTTGTCTCCCGAATCCATTGCCTCACCGGGCATGGACACAACGTGGCAAGAGCCATCCTTTGTGGAGACAAAAGAAAAGTCTACGTCTACGTTGACGTAGAAAAGAGTACGCCCATTACCGGAGGTTCTCTCAACGACTTCACGAGACTTGACTTGTGGGAGTATGCACAGACCGACATCCGCAAGGATGGGTGCTAGTGCGTTGTAGACATCATCGATACCCCGAAAGGCGTATCCCTGCTGTTCATTGCGACGGTCTTTACCGATACCGTCTTTGGCTAACCGAGACATGACCTCGGCAATTGCTTGATACACATGGGGGACAACGTGTCCCATCACCTCTTTGACCATCGTCAACTCCTATGATTTGTAACACCAACCTTTGCGTTGGAGTGCCAATCATATATTGACTTTGATCAAATTACAATAGCAATGCTAATAATGACAAACCCTAACAGCAGATTTAAAAGTCTTCTTGAAGCATCATCATCACGCCAGCAACCTTGCCGATAATGTTCATTGCTTCCAGTGCCTCTTTGGGTAGAGAGACTTCACTTCCTGGCACTAGCCCTGTAACTCGATAGGAAGACTTGTAGGGCGATATACGCAGTGTCTTGGTATCAGCGCCTACACCCACCAAGAAAACGCCTTTAGCGGGTTTCTTTTGGCTCTTGTCAACAAGAAGGTAATCGGAGTTGCCAACGATGTCTTGCATGCCGCTGGTCACAGCAATCAGATCACAGTTGTCCCCTGTCTTAAACGCTTTTCTCATAGCGTTCATGAGTGGGGAAGTTGATGTTGTTCTGCTTGCGTGACTTGGGGAGATATCACCGAGTGGAACTTTGAGCAGCGCAGCAAAGCGAGTCGTAGTTTCCATGTTCAAAGGGATACGTCCATTGAGGTACTGACTGATAGCGCTTTGATTGGCAAATCCAAACATCTGGCTTGCCTTGGCTTGGGTCAGTCCAAGGGTGTGTGCACGCGATTTCCACAGCTGCTGCAGTCGCTGTGTATCAGCCATTTCTTCGGCTGTTAACTCTCTTCTTGATGCCATCAGGGATTCTCCTAGGTTCCTTCAAACATTAAAGCATTGTTTGGCATTATTAGCTGTGCTAAAGTATTGATAACTCTTCTAAAGCACAATTTAAAAATGTTATACATCAATTGTTACATGCCAGTTACGAATCTTGTAAAAATTATAGGGATTAATCTTGTAAATTTTTGTGAAGTTCGATTACAAATCTCGATATATGTAAATAGTTATCTAATACATTTGTGTACTAATAATAATTTCTTTAAGAAATTATTAAAGAAAACTATAGCTAACTATTGTTCTATAGCTAACTATCTTACTCTAGAAAACTATAGATATATATTTATAAATATTAGCAAAGCTCATGCCAAGGAGTGCTTGGTATGAAATCTTTTGCAGATTTTGGTATCGTTCTTGATGGCAAAAGCGGCACAGAAGTTAAGGTTCAGTGCCCCAAATGCTCACATCTACGCCAGAAAAAGACCTACCCCTGCCTCAACGTCAACACAGACAAACAAGTCTGGCACTGTTGGCATTGCGGTTGGTCTGGCGGTCTCATCCAAGGTGAGTACAACGCACCAACCATCGCCCACAAGAAGCTGTTCGTCAGGCCCGAGCACCGCCCATCTGCTCTGACAGACAAATCCTTGCAGTTCTTTGATGATCGAAAGATCACAGTGGATGTCATTGCTCGCAACAGGATTGCTGTCGAGCGTGTGTGGATGCCGCAGATCGAGGATGAGGCTAATTGCGTAGCATTTCCCTACATTCGTGGCGGTGAGGTTGTCAACGTCAAGTACAGGGATGGCGGTAAGAACTTTCGCCAAGTCGCAGGGGCTGAGAAGATCCTGTACAAGTACGACGATATCGATGACGAATGCACGATCATCACAGAGGGAGAGATGGATGCGCTGTCGCTCGAGGTAGCGGGATTCAAGAACGCCATCTCCGTACCCGATGGCGCACCCTCCCCCACAGCCAAGTCATTCGACACCAAGTTTGATTTCCTCAATGACGAGCGCCTTGATGCAGTCAAGAAGTTCATCATTGCAGTAGATGCAGACGAGCCGGGCAAGCGCCTCGAAGAAGAGTTATCCCGCAGACTTGGGCGTGAGAGGTGTGCAAAGGTTACTTGGGTAGCCAATTGCAAGGATGCCAATGAGGTACTCATCAAACATGGCGTGGAAATATTGCGTGAGTGCATCAACTCAGCACAGATCTACCCTGTTGAGGGTGTGTTCTCAGTACTGGACATCGAAGATGAACTTCAGTCTTTGCTTGACAACGGGCTACCCCAAGGCGAGCCCACTGGATGGGAAGGTGTAGACAAGCTATACACCCCCGCTCCGGGTCAATGGACACTGGTCACTGGCATCCCATCAATGGGTAAGTCTGAGTGGTTGGACGCTTTGGCAATCAACATTGCAGAGCAAGCCGGATGGGTCTTTGGTGTCTGCTCTCCAGAGAATCAGCCTATCACTTGGCACTCTGCTAAGTTACTTGAGAAGCGCATGAGCAAGCGGATCAAACCCGGCGCTGTAACCGACAAAGAATTCTCAGAAGCCAAGCAGTGGTTGCACGAACACTTTCACTTCATCCTGCCAGAGACACCCACCCTTGACTCAGTCTTGGATAAAGCCAAGGTACTGGTACGCCGACACGGATTGAAGGGGTTGATCATTGATCCATACAACGAGCTTGATCACACAAGACGCAAAGAAGGAATTAACGAGACAGAGTATGTCTCCTCATTCCTTACTCAGCTTCGCACCTTTGCCCGTCAGCAGTCAGTCCACATCTGGTTGGTTGCCCACCCTGCCAAGCTGTTCAAAGACAAAGATGGAACCTACCCAGTACCAGATGGCTACTCGGTGTCAGGGTCAGCCCACTTTTACAACAAGGCAGACAACATCGTGGCAGTACACCGTGATGTGAGCAACCCAAACGCATCGACTGAGGTACATGTACAGAAGATTCGTTCACGTTGGTTAGGCAATAGAGGTGTAGCCAATCTGAAATGGAGATCAGATTGTGGGCGCTTTAGAGATATGGCGGACTCATTCACGGCAGGGAGTTGGACGCATGACCACGATTAGAAGCGACAAGTTACTCAAGCTTGCCAAGGGGCAGCGCTGTGTCATGTGCTTTGCAGATGATGGCACTGTTGTGGCAGCGCATAGCAATTTGCAAGAGCATGACAAAGGCATGGGGCACAAGGCTCATGACTGTATGACAGCGTGGCTATGCTACTCCTGTCATACCAAGTATGACACTGGTACACGCATGAACAAAGAAGAAAAGCGTGACTACATCTTGACTGCTATCTGCCGCACACACATAGAGATGTGGAAGCAGGGATTGCTGGGGTTGAAATGAAAGTTATTTTCACAGCACCAGAGATGCACACGATCTTGCATTACGCATCATTGATCTATGAGACCAAGAAACTAAATCAATTGCGAAACAAAAAGTACACCACGGACATTGATGACTATGCACTTCATCTGATTGGGTTGATGGGTGAGTCAGGCTTATGCAAAGTATTGGGTATTCCATTTCATGTTGACTTGCTTTTTTATGGTGATGATGGCTCAGACATCAGGCATTCAGACAAAAGGATTCAAGTCAAGACGCTATCAAAAGATTACGGCAGCAATAACAGACTGTACGTTGATGACATTGATGATGTCAGGGCTGACATTCTTGTTGGTGCAGCAGTGACTGGACCTGCAAGCGTCAGGTTAACTGGCGCTATCTCTAAAGATAAGTTTCGCCGGATCAAAA